CGGCCCATCTGTAGATCTGCGAAGCGCCCGACAAACAGCGACACAACACCCAGCGCCACCGGTGCCGGCGACAGGAAGGCCCGCTCAAGCGCCAGCGTGGCACCATCAAATGCGCCGGCGCGCGCGGCTGCCAACAGCGAAATGCCGTTGATCAAGTCAGAGGCCTGCGGGTAGATCGACACATCGAGTGTGTCAACCTCGACGCCGATGATGGTGCGGGTTTTGCCGCGCTTGAGCACTGGGCCTGAAGCGCTGTGCGTGTAACCGGTAACTGGGTGCGTGATGTCAACGTCGTAGTCGGTCCAGCGCAGGATGTTTCCTGACGCCATGGTGACCGTGTACAGATCGGCCATTGTGAACGGGCCGCCCGCCTGCAGGTGGGTGAGCAATGGCGTGGTGATCGTCTTCATGATCAAACCCGATTGCCTACCGCGCCCATCATCTGAACCTTCTGTGCGGACCACAGGTTCGACATGAACCGGGAAAATTCAGCTTGGTCCTGCAGGAAGCGGCAGCGGTAGTAGTAGGTGCCCGTCCAGGTCAACGCAACACCATTGGCGGGCGCTGATATGAAGGTCACCAGACCGGTGCTGCCGATGCTATAGACGCCGCTCGACATTACTGTGCCGTCCGCCTTGATGTTGGTGACGGACAGCGGATTCATGACGGGCTCTGTGAAGCCAAAGCCGCCGGCGCCACGTGCGCGCGTGAGTTGGAACACGCGGGTTGCACCGTCACCCACGGCAAATGCCATGTTGGTGCAGGCGTTGTCCGCAGGTAATGAAATCAGGAATGAATCCCACATGCCCTTGCGCGCCAGGAAGAAGCCCGTCAGGGTGTCGAGCTCGGGATAGATGGCGCTGGTGCGCAGGAATTCATAACCAAGGGTAATGTCCCACAGCGGGTATTGCATGAAGGCGGCGCGCGTCTCGCGGCCCGACACTGCCTGCTGCGCTTTGGTCGAAAACTTTGGCGCGACCACGGGCGACGTGGGCGTGAGCCCCGGTAAGGCGATGGGATAGACGGCGTTGCTCATGCTTTGGTTGGTGAGAAGTTGCGGCCCAGCCGGCGCAGGGCCGGCGCCAGGACGTGACTGTTTTGGCTCAGGAAGTTCTGGAAGTCCTGCGTGCTCTGGGTGTGGACATGCATATGCACATCGCCACCACTTGCCGCTGCGACGCCCTGCCCCTGGTCGGCCAAGCTGCGGATGACGTCGGCGTGCTTGGCGGGAAGGATCATTTCGCGTGCGTGCGTCTGCACGATCGGGTTGACGTTGCCCGGGATGTCGAAGCCTTGCGAAGCGCTTGCCATGGGTGAAAACGACATGGCCAAAGCAGCCATCCCGGCGCCAAATGCGGGCGCTGATAAGTTGATTGGGAACGGTGCAGCCGCCATGGAAGCCACACCTCCGGCGCCGGCCAGTGCGGCTTCCTCCCCGATCTTACCGAGCGCAAGCGATTTTCCAAACAACTTCATCATGAGCTGCTGCATTAACCACTTTGCAGCCATCTCGGCAGCAATCTTCGCCACAGTCTGGCCAATCGATACAAACACACTCTTGATGCCCTGCCCCAGCGTCTGTGTGCCTGTCAGAATGCCTTGGATCGAGCTTTGCAGGCTGTTTTGCATGCCCTGGAAGAACTGTGTCTGGTATTTGGCAGACTCCACCGCCTGTGCCCCGCGAATCTGGCCCAGGCGCAGTTGGTGAGCGCGTTCCAATGCTTCCAACTCAGTGTTGATCTTTTCAACCTCGACCGGGTTCTTATCTTTGTCCAGCAGCGCAATTTGCAGACGCTCCTGGATGGCCTCGCGTGTGATCGCGTTGCGCCGCTGTTCAAACTGCGTTTGGGCGGCCAGCACCTGCTCCTGTGTGATCAAGCCAAGCTGCGCGGCGGTCTGAAGGGTCTGCTCCTCAAGGGCCAACGTCTGCAGCTGCGCATCGCGTTCGGCCTGAACACGACTGGAACGAATGGCGCGCTCCTGCTCTGCCGCCTGGCGCTGAATCTCAACGATGCGCTTGGCGGACTCTTCGTACTGCTTGGTGCCCTGCTGATATTTGGACTGGATCTCCAGCTCGATGCGCATGCGCTCGGTGGTGTTGTTCTTGTAGGCTGCAGCCTCGGCCTGCAGGGATGCCACCTTAACTTCAAAGCCTTGCTTGATACCGGCCATTTCCAGTTCGGCGGTCTTGCGGCTCAGGGCGGTGCGTTCTGCGGAGCTGAGTCCTTGCCTGCTCTTGATGTCCGTCCAGTATTTCAGCTCGGCGGCCTTGCTCATTTCACGATACTGCCCTTCGAGCATTCCTTTGCGCTCAAGGGCGGCCTTCTCGACAGAAAGCGCCGCTTCCCACTCCGCCATTTGTGAAGTGTCCTTGGTCTTACCAAGATCTCCCATGGTCTTGGTGCCCTTGCTGGGGTTGGCCAATTCAGTGCCTTTGCCATAGAGCCGGTCATAGTTCTTCTGAAGGGCCTTGTCAACGTCGTTGCCAGACTCCACAAAGTTGGCAACGGCGCCGGTAACGGCTTGTCCCACGCGCTTGCCTAAATTCTTTGCTGACTCAAATGCGCCGCTGAAGTCGCCCTTAAATAACTTGCTGAATACTTCGCCAATCAAGCCCGCGCCGTCAATGATCAAATTGATAGATTCAAAGATCGAACCAGCCACTGTCTTGACCGCAGCCTTGAGAAATTCGAAAGCGCCCAGCAGACCCAGCATGGCACCTTTGAACACCGCCACCACATAAGGGCCAGAAGACGCGAAGTATTCGCTCAACTCGGTGAAGACCGGCATCACAGCCTCGCCAATGGTTTTCTTGATCGCCAGAAAGACGTCGCCCACATCGTTGATCGCCAGCTTGTACTTCTTACTGGCTTCGACACCCTCTTGGGTAATGGTGAGGCCCAGTTCCTGATTTTTTTGTTTTGCATCTTCGAGAACTTTATTGTTGAGCTTCTGCAGCGTCATAACATCTGCGACGCCTTTCCCGAACAGTGTTTGCGCGGCGATGTTTTGGTCGAGGCCTGCTTTGTAGCCGCCAACAGTGCTCAGCGCCTCTGTAAACAAAGTATTGCTATCGCGCAGGTTGCCGTTGGTGTCGCGAGTTTTGAGGCCCATCTGTTGCAGGCCTTCTTCATTGTTTTTCAGCTGCTTGGCGAATTTCTGGAAGGCGCCGACATAAGTGTCGGTATCTGAGCCGATGTCGCCCAGCGCGGTGTTGAGTGTGCTGGCCTGCGTGCCGGTGATGCCCAGCGACTTGGCTAGCCCCAGGCATTCGCCATTGAATTTGTTGGCAACGCCGATGGCATCTTTGAAGAATGCGCCGCCGGCAAAAATCGCGCTGATGACCAACAGCGGTTTCTGAATAGCGCTGAAGGCATCACCAATTTTATTAAACGATGACTTCATGGCGTCAGCGCCAGACGCAGCGCCGGTCACAGCCTTTTGCCAACCCGCCAAAAAGTTGGTCGGGTCAGCGCTGATGTCTTGCTTGAAGACTTTACCGTCGTTTGCCATTTTCAATTCCTCACGGGGTCACGGTTCCAAAAAACGTACGCTCCAACGCTGCCAATGCTTCCATCGGTGTTCCGGCGGTGCGCAAGTCATCGCTCGCCGGTATTGCACCCATGCCGGCCATCCACGGCGTCTGACTCGGCATGACCGGTCCTTCGTTGGGTGCGTCGGATCGGGTGCTTCGCACAACTTCGGACGGAGCCTCAAAGCCCAGGTACGCCGCCACCAACGAATGCACTGGTGGGTGCTTTTGCCAGTACCGATTGAGCGCCTTGAGGCGAGGTATGGTGAGCCGGCCGACCTCATCCCACGTCCATCCGGTGTTGGCAATGACGTAGGCACGAAGGTCGTCCCAGCCGACTACGCCATCCCCGCCAGAGCTTCCCCCGGGACCGGCTCCAACGCACTGACGCCGCGCACCGCATCCATGACCAGTTGCACGGTGCCGATCGTGATCAACTTTCGGCATTGGGCAACGGTGATGTCCGGGTGTTTGAACTTGAGGCTCTCACAGGCAATTTCAGCGACTGCCAAGACGCCTTCTTTGGGCATCGTGGCGCTCGATGCGCCGAGGCCTGACACCGCGATGAACTGGTCCTCCAGCGCCTCGATCTGGTCCAGATCGAGAGCGCGGAAGGTCCAGTCCTGTTCGGACAGGGTGACTTTGACGAACTCTTTCATGCCTGGCACCAGTAGCCTGCAGACCCAGTTCCATCATCGAGCGCCATGAAGCCAAAGTCAGCGATGGCAAAGTCTTCATTCTTGAACGGCATGCTGAGCTTGTCGCTCTGGCAGTTTGTAAGCTTGATGCCGAGCTTGCTGCCTTTGCTGTCGTTGTAAAGGATGACTGAGAAGCTCGGGCTATTGCCCATGAGCTGATTGGTCATGGGAACGATGATGCCGCCCGTTGTCGCGGTGTATTCGCTGCTGATCAGTACGGCCTTGCCGGTATCTGTAGCCGCAAAGGTGTAGGCGCCTGCGCTGACCGAATACTGGCCAGTGGTGGGCGCTGTTGCGACGCGGGTAAAGTTGTTGCCCGATGTATCCATCACGCCCAGGTCGGACACCCAGGTGCCGCTGCCTGGAAGGATTGGCGTCAGCAAGAACGGTGTTGCGGGAATGGTTCCAGCCCAGTCGAGCAGCGGAAGTTTGACGCCGACAGTGGGTGTGATGCCAAAGTGCAGTGCGGCCAGGACAGCCGCATTGATATCGGCCGTCTTGGCTGTAAAGGCAAGTTTGGCTTTGCCGCGACCCTGGTCGACGGGCAGTTGGTTGGCGCCGTACAGGGGTTTGGATTCAAAGCTGAAGTCGGTCGAGACATCCTGCAGGATGCCCAGCCGATACGACTGCGGCACGGCCAGTGCAAGGCCAGAGGCGTCGGTGCGACTGGTGGCGATGAGCACGCCAACACCGAATTTTTGTTTGGTCATGGGAGTTCCTTAAAGTTGCGAGAGGTTTTGGTCTGCGTCGAACGCCGGCGCCGGATCGGGATCTGGCACAGGGTCAACACTGTTCGGGTGAGCGAGCACGACATCGGAGTCGAGGACGATTTCGTCGCCGCCGCCTTTGACGGTGCCGTCGGGAAGCCGGAAGCTCGCGCCCGGGCGGATGATGTATTTCTTGGCCATGAGTGATCCTTTACAGGGTGTTGCTGGGAACGTTGTAGGTGAAGCGGTAGCGACAGAGCTTGTCGAGCGAAGTGGCGTCGGCCTCGGCTTCGTTGAAACTGGCGCCCTCGATGCGGATGCTGTCGGCCAGGCCGTTCAGTTGGCTGTCTGCCGCCATGGCGGCATGCACAGCCAGGTGGATGACTTCGGCGCTGGGTGTGGGCGGATCGGTGCGCACGTAGATCCGCAGCTCGATCGCCTGCACGTGCTTATCAATCTCGGCGCTGAACGACTCGACGGCCAGCTCACGCGGGGTGACGTTGACGCATGGCGCCTCGTTGCGGCTTTCGGCTTCGGCGCGCTCACGGAACACGCCGCAGCCGACAGGCACGCTGGCCTTGAACAGCACGTCAAGCCGGTCCAGCACTTGCGCCAGTGTGGTGCTCATGATTGGACCTTTGTCAGCTTGACGGTACTGAACACGCCGTCGTCTTGTTGCACCAGGTCACTGCGCAGTTTGTAGCTGGCACTGCCGCCGATGGGACTGGTGATGACCACGACTTCGCCACGCTTCAGACCAGACCAGACGGCCGTCTCGACAGTGATAACGTACTCCCGACTGATGTGGCTGCCGCCCTCCGCGCCGGTATCGCCCTGATCGAATAAGGCGACACCATTGATGGTGCTACCCCCTGCGCTGGGGGTCCAGCTCATGGGGTCGCCAAAGTCCTGCAGGAAGATCAGCGCGTGGTCTGCGTACATTGCGAGAGGTCCGTGTTATCAGGGTTTTGGCGCTTCGGGCGGGGCAGCGGCCTGTGCCTGGGCGAGCGCTGCGACCAGCGATTGCACCAGCGTGCCGGCATCACCGGATGCTGCGGCCTTTACGCGAGCTGCGGTCTCTGCTGCCAGGGCGGCGTCGCGGTCCTTCTGCATGGAAAATTCGATCTTGTGGGCGTGCAATGCGGCGGCGTCGTCTTCCAGGCTGACTTCTTCGCCGCCTGAAAAGGTCCGCTCGTACTTGTCGCCTTTCGGGCTGACGACTTCGAGAAAGACGATGAAGCCCTCCCGGACGATGTATTTCTTGGCCATGAATGGCTCCTTGGAAAATTTGTGAAAAGTTCTGTTGAGAAGCCCTGCACCAAAGGTGCAGGGTGGTAAATCTCGCGGGTCGTCTTACGACGTGAGCACGTCGGACATCGTGGCGAACGACGCTGCGTGACGCACGCCGATGTCCAGCGACTGCAGGGCGCGCAGCAACACACCGCCGCTCTTGTAGGCTTCTGCCGCGTACGGGTTGGGCACGATCTCCAGCACGCCCCATTCGCCGATCAGCAGCTCGCTCCAGGCACCGAAGAAAATTTCGGAGCAAATCGCGTTACTGGCACCCTTGGTGAGATTCGAACGTGCCTGGTTGGACCGGGCCACCGTGTAGCCGTTGATCTCACCAGGTGTGCCGGACTGCGCACCGAGCGAAGACCCGGTCCACAGGTACTGACCCGTGGTGGACTTGAGCTTCTTGGTTGCGCCGACGACCTTGGCGTTGGTCAGGTAGGCCAGGTTGCTTTCGGGCGCATTGGCAGACGTGACCTTGGTTTCGAGGTCGATGTAGTTGTCGATGCTGACCGCAGCGCCATCTGTGCCGCCGACAACGGAGCCGATGCCGGAGACGTTGGCGATGCCGCGCGGCGTGGCGCCGGTGCCGACACCCGAGAGCGCAGCCAGGTCAATGCCCAGCGCCATGGCGGCGAGCATATCGGCGCGCGCGATCATGTCAATGTCAGGCGTGGCCTGCAGCAGCATGTTGCGGGTGATCAGGCTGTAGGTGCCGATGCTCTTCATGGCCAGGCTGACCTTGTCGAAGGTTGCTTCGGCCTCAGTGGTATCGACGCCTTCAGCCACCCAGAAGGTCGAGGTCTGACCGGTCTGGCGCGGGATGTCAACATTGCCGACCAGACCGCTGAGAACGGTGGCGCCGAGCTGCATCACGCGGGCCTTGTTGCGCAGGACCTCAATGAAGCTGCCCGCCAGCAGGTTGGTGGCCACCAGGGTGCCGCCAGTGGTGCCTGCACCTGCTGTGCCCACGGTATAGGCGGAACGCAGGTTGGTTGGGACAAAGAAGCCCTTGGCATCGCTGGCCGTGCGGCCGGTGCGCTTGGAAATTTCGTTGGAGCACTCCAGCTCGAAGCCGGCGCCCTCCCACTTGCCGCTGATGGCGGCGTTGACCGCGCGCAGCATGCTGTAGCGGGCTTTTTCCTTGGGCGTCAGATCCGGGTTGTTCGTATCGCCAAAATCGACGACTGCCTTACCGGCCTTTTGCGCGCGTTCCAGCACCACATCGGCAGCGGTCAAGCGGGCCTGCTCGATGCTGGCGCCGCGCTGGATGAGTTGCGTGCGCAGTTCCGGGCTGAGGTCGTACTTGCGACTGAGCGCCTCGATCTCGGTCATGCGGGCGCGTTCAGCTTCCGCGCCGCGCTGCTGGTGCGCAGCGGGATCGATGCCGCGTGCGGCCGTACCGTTTTCGACGGTGGTCGCGTCAATGGCGGAACCGCCACCAGCGGGGGCGGCGTCGCCCTGGACCTGCTCAAGCA